AGCCTGGGACCGGTGCACGCCGACGGGATCCACTACAGCACATTGGAGATGTTCTCATGAGCGACGGCACAGAAGATATGTCGGTATACCTCCTGCAAGAGGGGGGGAATGGCGAGTTCGCTGAAATGTTCCGGCTAGCCAAGAACGGCCAGGTGGACAAAGCCCGCCAGATATGGGAGCGACGTGTGTCGGCTGAGTTTCCGTACATGGATTCACGAATGATGGAGGTGGTCGAAGCCGTTGCATATGAAGCCGTCTACACGGCGTACATTACACACGAGCAGAACTTTTACCGGCACATCGGAATGGCGACGCACTGGCGTGAGCCAACTGGACTGGACGACGAGGAGTTTCTGGAGCTGGTCAAGCGACACCTGCCGCTCAAGCTTCGGGCTTCAGAAGGCAACCTGACGGCCACTTCACCACCACCACCAACCCTTGAGCTGGAGCAGGCGTACGACCGATTTGTTCGCGAGGCTAAAGGGCTCGCGGACAAGAAGAAGGAGCAGGAACGATGACCCATTGCACAATTCTGATTGCGCCAGATTGCGCAGCGGAAATCAGGCAAGTTGCAACTGGCGACCTGCCTGCAGTCGAGGTGGCAAGGGTGCTCATTACGAATGATCGACCGCTGCACCTCGACCTGAGGGGCCTTATCGGCGAGCGACCTCAAGAGGTGGTCGCCGATGCCTCGATGTTCATTGGTCCTGTAAGTGGGCTCACGCCCCTGGAGGAGCCGGAACACCCGTCCTGGGCGGGGTGGCACAAGTACGTGTCGCTCACATTCGAGGTGGACCACGTTCCATACTCAATTGACGACTTCCTGGCCGATGGCTGGGTGACCGGAGCTGAGGTGGATGACTTCTTTGCTGGTCTCCGGGAGCTCGGCACATTCCTTGCGCTGACCCTTGACGGACGGGCTGCGCGGCTCCTGGCAAAGCTGCTCGAACATGCGATACTCGGAAAGACAGTGATCGAGCAAGAGGTAAGAGAAGCAGATGAAGAAGGGATGTCGTTCTAATGTTCATCATATCGCAAAGTCGGTTCGTGGACTACGATGCACTCGCCGACATAGAGGACGCCGAGGATGAAGGGGTTTTGGTTGCAAGGGTTGAGATCATCGGAACCAAACCGATGAGCGACCCGGTACTTGCCGCTTCCATTGAGCTGAGGCTCGCTCCCGGGTGCCCAGGCGATGGCGATGAGGAGTGGGGGTGGAATGGGTGGTGCGACATCGCTCTCATCATCGAGGGGCGAGCCATCGGATGGAACGACGCACTCAAGGAGTACGATATTGGTTATGAGGCAGACTCAATGTGGGGAGCCTTCAATGAGAAGTGCACGGAGGTTGGCGACTTTACCGATCCGTTTGTGCAAGCAGAATTGGAGAAGGTTCTGTGGGCAATCATTCGGAGTGGTCAGCCATGAGCGCTCCACTGTGGGGAATGATTCAATCTATGAGGGTCTCAGACCACCACGAGAACGAGGTGTCTGCGGGGTCCTGGTTCATTATCACGCTTGGCACCCGTGGTGGGGTGGTGCCGGTGTACGGATACGTAGCGGCGCTGTCGGATGAGCATCTGGCGATGCAGGTAGCCGTCTACTGCGCGGACACCGGTGCCGGGTTTGAAGTACAGGCCGCAGCGATGCTGCCTGGATTCCATATCCATTTCCACTCCGCCCAGATTGGGCGCTTTGCCGGGAATTGCAGCGGCGATGAGGCCGCTCACCCCGAACCGGTACGATTTACGGACTACGAAGAGGTGGAGGGGTGGTTTCGTGATGGGCTGAAGAGCATAGGCACCAAGCCCGTGCAACTGAAGATAGGTGAGTCGGTGTTCAAGGCCACCAAGGATGCCTACCTCGAATTAGTGAGGTCAGGAGCATTTAGGGGTGGGTCCGAATGGTCTTGCTGCGCCAGAGAGCGGTCGGAATCAACGAGCCCGGTCGCCCTGTCGGAGGGGACATTGATGGCCATCCAAACCCCACCCATTGGGTTTGGTGAGTGCGTCCCTGACGGGATTGAGCACGAACATGAACACTGATGCGGAACCCGGCACTGCGTACTATGCGGTCATCGTATTGCTATGCATTGCATTGTTCGCTGTAGCTGCATGGATGGCATCGGGGAGCGATGCCTTGCGCCTCGACTGCTCGACAATCGAACGGAAGGGCGTCCACTATTTCCTGCCTGGAGACGACGGGCAGATGGGAACGATTGACGATGACCTGCTACCTGCAGGTCTACCTGATTACTGTAAGGAGAAGAGATGATACGTCGGGTTGGGATCTACAGAGTTGACGCACTCGTGTCGCATGACGACGGGAGGCAGGTGTGCCCCTTCTGCGGAACGGAAGTAGACCAGCTGTACGCATTGAACGGGACGGCTGTGCACGACTGGCGATGCAAGACATGCTTCGTTCTCAATGGAATGGATAAGGGGCTGATAACCTTGCCCACTAAGGGGGTAATGCCTGAGGGGTGGGAAGTCCCACCCGGTTGTGGGCACGGTTTTGAGCAAGGGGTAACGTCCTTCGGGCTGGGAACGTTCTGTCGGACCTGCGCCGGAAGGCTAGAGGAACGTGACTTCTTGCTGAGGCTGGCCGAACAACGACCGCGATGGCACGCCGCCGTCATTGGGGGCGTTGACTGCTACATCGCCTGCGGCGACGACAAGAACCAGGCGGAGTGCTGGGTGTGTCACAGGACGATCACCATTTGGGTTGCATTTGATCTCGCCGATTTATGCCTCTGCACTGGGTGCGTCGACCAGGCAATCGACGTTGCACGTCGGCTCCAACCGGCCATCGCCCACTCGTCCGAGGTGTCTGGTAAGGTCGCCGAATGACTACCTTGACCTTCAGCCCAAACTGGATTCACACCCCCGCTGGCTTCGCGCCAACGGGCAACACTGGCCGACTATCAGTCTCCCCTGACGTGCGCCTGTCGGCCCCTGAACGGGCCGTCGCAGATCAGCTTCTTGCCGATCTTGACAGCTACCCGCTGACTGTGGCGGACCTCGACGGCGTGTACCGTGCGGCCGTGGCCTCGCACGAGGCGGACCACTACCACGACCACATGGTCATGCGGGGGTCTCGCGATGCTGTGGGCATCGGGCCCCGTGTCGGCCTGAAGCAACTCAGGGGGGCACACGGATCGGTTGGGCTGGGGTGGAAGTACCAGGTTGAACCAATGAACCGACGGTTCGATGTCGATCCGTCGGCGGCGCTGGACTGGTTGAACGGAAGACAGCACACCTCCCCGACCCCGGCTGACTCGGGCTCCTGGGGGTGGACCTGCGCTGTGCATCGAGATCCACCGATGTTGATCGGCACGAACATGTTGCAGCTCATGCTGGCTCGGCCGGTGTGGGGCGATGAGAAGGCAAAGCTGGCCGATCGCTTCCAAAGCGAAGGGAACCCCTTCGTGATGGGTTCCGCTACGGGTGCGTGCTTCCTGGCGGACCTGATCGACACGTCGCTGCGTGTCGGGTTCTGGCTGAAGTGGAAGGCAATGCGCCCTCGACCGCTAGAGGTGTCGCTTGCCGTGGCCAAGCTCCTCTCACCTGAGGTGGAGCTGAACCAGGACCAGCTGGATCTCGTACGGGCATTCCGGGAGGGGTCGACGTACAAGCAGTACGCCAACGTCTTTGGGTATGACGCACCACTGTTCCAGAGGTACCCGGAATCCCATCCAGCACACCCAGCCACGCCCGCTGGTCACGCCTGTGTGGGTGAAGCCATCTATCAGGCAATCACCAACATCTTTGATATGCCAGCCGAAGAGGCGGGTTTGCTGCACGACTGGACCGACAACTTTGGTAGGGGCCGCATCTATGGTGGCATCCACTACTGGTCGGACGTGACGTTCGGCAAGCATGTTGCCGAGTCGGTTGTAAGTGTTGTGAAGGCAAGGCACGAGCTACCCTAGTAGCTCACAAACAAGGAGCAAAATATGTCCGACAAACCGGACATCAAGGATGGTGTCCGTGGTGCAGGAAGGATCTTCACCACGGATGCCGGCGTTATCCAGTATGTAGTGTCACAGTCATGGTTGAGCACCATGCTTCAATGTCCAGAGATGGCAAGAGTTGATCTCGTCAACCCATCAAGATACAGACTGATGGGGGACTCAGCTGCGATTGGCATCGCCGTCCACGAAGGACTCGATGAAGCGGGTAAGTGGTGGGCGAGTGAGCCCGACCTGCAGAACCTCAGTGGCTTCGACCTAGAAGCTGAACTGTTCGAGGATGCCTGGAACGAGGTTGTCGACAAGGCCATTGACCGGGTACTGGTTAAAGAGGCCGAAAATATGGTGCACCACAACACCATCTGGCAGACTTCTGGCCCCGACACATTCAACCCGGAGTTGGCAAAGATTTCAGCCAAGGGGTGGTTGGAGCAAGGGCTCCGTCGAATGGGGGACCTCATCCAGGGGATGGACCCGGCGGCTGTTCAGTTCGAGCAGACCGGGTTAGAGCGCTTCCTTGTTGGTGATGGCTGGGAGCTGTGGCTCCATGGCACATGCGACCTGCTCCTTACCCATCCAGGTGAGGGCAGGAAGAAGGCGACGACGATCGCACATGACTGGAAGACAGGGAAACCATACGCCAAATGGGAGTGCGAGCGCACCAAAGTGCAGCACCTGGTGTACTCGTTCCTGTTTGGAGCGAAGAAGTTCTACTACCAGTACCTTTCCGATACTACGGCAAAGGGAACCGTCATGGTGGACATTCGTGGAAGGGACATGGACCGCCTGCAGATCGTATGTGAGTCGGCAGTTGACCTCCTACAGGCGCTACCCCCAGAGGAGTACAACTGGACAGTCAACCCCACCGGTTGGTGGTGTTCGGAAAAGTGGTGCGGTCGCCATGCACTTGGCGAATGCGTGGGAGAAACCCGGGTGATCTTCCCGGACTTCAAGAAGGAGAGAAGATGACAGGACGGTTTAAGTTTACGGATCAACTCATCAGTGATGATGGGTTCTGGGAGGAGACACCGGCAGTGAGTGGCACCCAGGGTGCCGTCACTCACGGAAGAACACCAAGTCGAGACCATGGCCTGGGGCAACCACCGGAGGAGTTCAATGAGCCAAGAACGGTGCGTCTCGTTCCGCTCGAAGCAGCGGACATCCTCGCTGCCTGGAACGCCAGCGTGCTTCCAGGTATGGTCCCCCCTCCGCTCGACGTGGAGACGATCACTTTGCTTGCCGGTGGAGAGCCCACTAGCAACCAATTGAAACTGAAAGGAACGGAGATTAATAATGGCTACTACTAGACGCAAACCCCCAACGAGGGGACGCCCCGTACCTCGCGCACAATACGAGGAAGTCGAAGAGGTCGAGGAGGAAGCTGAGGAGGCGGCCGACGCCGGTGGCGTGAAAGAGGAGTTGAAGTACTCCGACTTCACGGGTGCAGGACAACTCACCGAAATGACAGTGACCTTCGGAGTGAAGGTCCCGAAGTCGGTCCAGTACCACATGGAATCCTGCGAGGCTTCCGCTGTGGTGCAGCTCGATCCCGAGCTGCCAATCGTTGATGCGATGGGCAAGGTGACTGCAGCGACGAGAACCGCCCAGATGCTTGCCTACTCAGCGGTCGGGATCCCCTTCGAGTTGGGGGACAACGATGAGGTGGTCCGCATTGATGATGCGGCTCAGCCCACCTCTGGTACGAAGTCCAAGGCCAGCGGTCGGAAACCGTCGGGTTCGTCGGGTGGCGCGTCGAAACGTGCCCCAGCGAAGGGACGCAAACCATCCGGATCAGCTGCCCCGAAGTGGTCCGCCGAGGACTATGATGCCGCATGGGAACACTTGGTCGAGAATCCAGACGAGTGGTACGACAACCGTGAATCGAAGCCAACGGACAGGTCCCCTGACTTCCGACTCAAGGACAAGGACTACGACGAGGGTCCCAACGCCTTGTGGCTCAACAACGCGCCTCGTTGGTTCAACGAGGAAGAGCCCTTCTAGTCGATGGACGATCACGACTTCATACCCTTGTCGATGCAAGCGTACGAGGTCGATGATAGGGAAACGTTCGGCATGGAGTTCGGCCTGGCTGAACTGGATCGAATACTCGGACCGCTTCAGCCGGGCCTCATGCACATCATCACGGGCTACGCCCATTCTGGCAAGACTCAACTTGCCATGACGATGGTGGGGAACAACCCAGACAAGGGTGTTGTGTTGTTCACCCCGGACGAGACCGTCGCCCTCGTGTTGCAGAAGATTGTGCAGCTTGTTACTGGTATGCCGATGGATAGGGTTCCATGTATGGGGGCTGGGAAGATGAGAAGGGTGATAGAGCGCGAGGTACCCAACCTTGCGATCTGTGATCGACCATCGACCATTCCTCAAATGGGCCTGTATCTTGATGGGTACGCCAAGCACTATGGCGAGTTTCCATCTCTGGTGATATACGATTACCTGGAGCTTCTACCAGACACGGCGGAGGTGCGCAATCAGGCGAACCTCCTCAAGTCTGCGGCGAAAGCTACAGAGATTCCCTGGATGGTGATACATCAATCGTCACGTTCAGGGGGTGCAAACGGGAAGCCGCTAACGCTCAGTTCAATGAGCTACGGCGGTGAACGTGAAGCGCATACAGTTATCGGTGTATGGAGACGACATGGCGACCCGGAACTTGACCCCGTTGAACGGGCAGAGGAAAGGCTGGCACCGTCGGTGAATGTCTCCGTTTTGAAGAACAAACAACGACCCGAGGTGACCGACGCCTACGGGGTAAGGTACGTTATCGACACGGAAACGGGGATGATTCGTGAACGCAAAGCAAGCGACCGAAGGGTCGTCACGAACATATCCCAGATCGAGAACGTACTTGCTGGCAGGAATGATGAGTCTGTTCCATGGACAGACGAGCATATACCTGGACTGTAGTGGGGCCAAGCCCACCCGTCTCGGAATGGATGAGAAGGGTGGGCTTACGCCCGCTGCATACGAATCCGAAACAACGGTATTTCGCAAGCACCTATTCGGTCGAAGACCGATAGGCGTATATCCAACCGTTGGTGAGCATGTGCTGTGGTCGTGTATTGACCTGGACTACGTGTACACAGAAGATGATGCATGGATGGTTTGGGCAAAGTGGCTCGAACTCGGATCGGTGGTCTCGTGGGTTGAGACATCGAAGAGCAAGGGGTACCACATATGGGTATTCTTTGAGGACTGGGTGGAGGCAGGGATCGCCAGGGATGCGGGTCTGGCTGTGATTCAGGAGTGCGGTCTGCCCGGGAAGATCGAGGTGAACCCAAAGCAGACGGTCGCCAATGATGCCGACACGCCCCCTGAAACCCGGACCGGGTGGGGCAACTGCGTGAGGTTGCCCTATCCGGGCTGGGGCAGTAACCCAGGTCGCAACACCATGCTCGACTCCAACGGGGCCCCCTTGGGCCTGGCTGAGTTCCTGGCTGAGGAGCTGTCGACTTCTCGGGCCACCGAGGAGCAGGCGCTCCAGGTGGCTTCATTCCTGAAACCCCCATTGCCGTCCATGGCTTCACGCCTGGCGGACATTGGCACCGGTCCGGGGTCAACGTACCCGGCGAGGACCGGCGGGCGTCCTGGGTCGCTGAGCGACTCGGATTGCGCCCGCATCTACCGGGGTGAGATGGACATTCGGCTGGGATCGCGAGACAACCAGCTGTGGTCGCTTGCAAATTACCTGCGAGGCATCGGCCTCGACCAAGGTCAAGCCGAGCAAGCCATGGCTGAGGCATGGACCCGGATGGAGAATCCGGGCAACGACTTCATATCCGAGGCAGCGGCCATGGCCAAGATCAGAAGGGTCTATTGATGGCAAGGAAAGTACGAAAGAGGAAGTGGGACGACCCGAGGCTGGCCAACGTGTCATACACGATGGACATGCTCAACTACATGCAGATGTTCTTTCCCGATGCAACCAGGAAGGAACACGTCATTGGTCCAGCCAGGCATCGTGGATACGTAGAGGTCCCCAGCACGAGCAAGAGGAACGGGGTGCCGTGGTTCATCATGCTCCCGGTGACACACCGCACGAACAAGCATCGTGCGCTATATGGCTGGATAGCCGACACCCAGACCACACCAGAACTGAGAAGGCGGGTGCCGGTGGTCGTGCTGAAGAACTCAGAGGGACTGCAGGCGGCATTCGATGATATCTCGATGCCGCTGTGGGCATTCATTGAGCTGATGCTCAGGACGGAGGAGGGCATTGCCGCTTCTCCGTTTGACGACGTGCCTTCAAGGGGGTACATTGTTGACCCTGGTCAAGCGGCCAGATCAAGAGGTGCATCCATGCTGTGGTCAAGTTACTATGACTACTACAGGAACAAGGTCGCCACACGGGCGTCCAACCGTCCGCCAACCTGGCGGGAAGAAACAGAAACAGAAGGAGAATGAAATGACCGGACTTAATATGGGTGACCTTGAACTCACCCAGCGGCCCATCAACCGGGGTGCCGGAAACAAGACATCGGAGACCACCGTCTGGATCGAGGAGAAGTTCATCCCGGCGTGGAACCGGAAGTTCCCCAAGGGATGGATCCGGAACCGTGACCCGTGGCACCTCATGTTCGACGGGGAGTCCCTCTCCGACGAGGAGGCCAAAGCTGAGATCGCCAAGATTCTCGGTCGTCTGCAGACGACCAGAAAGCATGTCCCCGGCCTGGTCACCTCAACCCGAGGTGCCAACCTCTACATCGGATACATCCAGCCTGGCCGTGCGTCGGATGACGACAACCAGGAGATCGCCCCTGACGACGACGACGAGGAAGTCGCGTCCGTCGATGACGAAGACGAGGCGATTGATGACGACGTGATTGATGAGGACGACTACGAGGTCGAAGAGGTTGAGGAAGAGGTTGTGGAGGAAGCTCCCAAGCCCCGCCCCTCGAAGCGACCGGCTCCTGCCGCCCGCAAGCGACCGGCTCCACGTTCCCGAACCCGCTGACACACTCACCCCTGACATGAACAGGCCGGGCACCTTTACGGGTGTCCGGCCTTTCGTGTTTGCCAAGCGAGGAACGTTAGATGGTGCTCAGCGTCGCAAAGATGAACAAGTTGTATCCACCATACATCAAGCTTGTAGGTGGTCCATTGAACGGGCAGCGACGACTACTCCACATTCTCGAACCACTGGGTGTGGATGGGAAGTGGCCAGCCATTCAGGCATGGGAGCTGGGGCTCTCAAAGCGCCTCTGGGAAGAGGCGTGGGAAAAGATGGAGCGGAGGAGGATCATAGTCTATGATCCTCTCAACCAAGACGGAAGCACGCCTGGATACTATTTGCAGGCTGGAAAGATGGTTTATGATGAGCAACGATACGAACGAGAGCGAGCTGAATCTCGAAGACCTCGAGAGTCCAAACGTGGATCTCTGGAAGGGGGACTGGGAAGAAGTCCAGTCCAAAATGGGGCGGCAGCTGTGCGTGATCGGATTCGATCTGTCTACGACAAGCAGTGGGTGGGCGTTACTGTGTAATGGTTGGTTTGTTGATGGCGGGGTGATTAAGCCACCCAAGGACATCAAGATCGGGAACAGGAAGATGGCCTCCAGCAGCACCGACCGGATCATCTACACCCGTGACGAAGTGCTCGACCTGTTCGACCACTTCTCCAGCTTGGGCATCAACATCGCATTCATCGGCGCTGAGGCCCCGCTGTCCGGTAGGTCTGCGAGCACAGCTCAGGTACCGCTCACCGTTCTTGCTGGCGTAGTCGAGATAGCCATCAAAGAGCACCTCGACATGGGGCTCTGGGTGATCGGTCAATCAACCTGGCGTTCGAAGGAGAACGCCAATATTGGGTCTGGCCTGACCGGCGTCACCAAGGGTGAACGTAGATCCGCACTAAAGGCTCGGTCGGTATCCGCTGCTACGCAGGTCCTCGACTTCAATCCCGAGTATTGTTCGGAGATCCCGGTGGGGGATGAGGTTGCCGACGTTGCAGATGCGTGCTGGATTGCTGCAGTGGCAACCAAAGCATTCTGTGACGCCGCACTGGATATTGCTTGACCCTGGTTGTGTGCGTGATACGATGCATGCAGGCCGACGAGCCTGGACCATTGCGTGCATGATGCGAGGGGGATCACCATTCGGGTGGTCCCCCTCTTTGTTTGCCTTCGTAGCTCAGCTGGACAGAGCAGGGGACTTCTAATCCCAAGGTCGTAGGTTCGAGTCCTACCGAGGGCACCAGACAGAACAAAGGAGAAGCCATGCTAGAACTTCTAGATCTCTCCACCATGGAGAACATTGTGAGAATCGTTGCCGACGCCAGGAGCGTTCCCGTGGAAGTCGTTGAACGGGAGCGTGAACTTGGAAGCCCAAGCCACCACCTCACCTCCCTGGTCGAGATGGCTGGCCGACCTGGCCTTGGGAGCGGGGACTGGCGGTACCTCGTTGGGCTTGTGCCGCAAGTAACAGAAAGGCTGGGCATTCATCCAGACGCATCAGGAAACACTAACGCATTCCTGAACGACATCATTCGATCACACCCGAGGTCGGTCATGCCGGTGATCCTCGTGGCTCCCAGCCCCGGGGACCGTGTATTCATGAGTGACGTTCGGCTGGACAGGTGCCTCTTGAGGGTCGAGCTTTCTCAGGGGTGCAGGGTCTACGTCAACGGCGAAGGACTTGTTGACGGTAGTTCCATTAGCGGAAACGACAGCTACATCTTTGCTGGTGGCAGGGAACCGAAGATCGACTACGACATACGTGGATGCAGGTTGACTCTGCGCCACGCACCCAGCGAGTACAGCTGTTTCGCCGTCAGGAATTGCGTTGTCACTACTGGCGACAGTGGGGTCAGCTTGAATGTGGAGTTTCCGCATGAAAGCTATGCCACCTTCCACAGCTTCAGTTGCTGGGAATTCCCAACGATCTTCTTCAGGGGGTCCCAGGGCAGGGAGCACACCGTCAATGGACTAGATCAACTCGATTCCGCTACGACATGCGTTGATGGGGAAGCATCGTGAACCGCGGCGAATGGGGCGTGCCGGAGGAACCGTCGCTCCACACCCCGGGCCTCGCTATGGACGCGCTGGCAGACACGGACAAACGGAACATCAAGGCGTTCATAAAGATGGTAAAGGTGCAGCACCGCAACGGAGGCTTCAGTGAAGCTGACGTTCCCCTGAACAAGAGAGACGACGGCGACTACGGGGACGACGGCTATTACGAGGAGGATGACGATGACGATTGGTACTGAGCTTTCGACCACATCCGCAGGGGATCTCCTTGATGCAATTGCCGCAATACTCGAAAGTCACGGCCTCACAATCAAGACATGGAGGAAAGCCGGATTCCTTGTGAAGCGTGACGTGGCCGAACTATTGAACGACAACAATGGCATATTCGACTTCATCTACTCTGACGGGTACGACGACGGCACTGAAGATGGTTGCATAAGCGGCCTTATCGAGGGACGTCGTGAAGGCGTGGAGGAAGGGCGCACGGCGGAACGCAAGGAGATCAATGCCGAGTTGGTCTACCTGATCAATGAGCGGCTCGCCAGTTCTGGCAGTGCTACCAAACTCGAATGGGTGGTAGTTGAAAATACGGAATTCGAGGTGTGTGATGACGAAGAAGAAGACTAAGGGTAGCCCTAGGAAAAGGCACGAGGTCGATGTAGTCAACCTCGTGGATTACTTCAGGGCACTGCTGAATCTCCAGTCGGTGGTCGTTGAGGTGGAACGAGACAACGACCTTGAAGAGGCGGGCGTTCTCGCCGAGGTTCGCTCGATGTTCCCATACCGAAGTGCGACAGTGAGCTTCTCTCCCGAGCTGCTCGACTTGCCTCAGGAGAGATTTGATCATGTCGTGATGCACGAAGTGCTTCACGTCCTGTTTGGATCGTACGGGCTTCTCAGCACGTACGATGGCGACAAGACTGATACCCATTCCGTCATGGTTGAATCCATAACGGATCACCTCGCCATGGTCCTGTCAAGCCTCCACGAAACGATCAGCTTCCTGGGCGACATGAACGACGAGTAGGCGCAACGAAAGAACCCCCCTGCACCGGAAGATGCAGGGGGGTTCTTCATGGCTCTCGACTCGGAAAGGCGGCTGGCGACACACGTCCAGGGAGGGAAATCTGAACCGTTAACCCTTCCGAGGCTCCTATTGTACCTCAGGTTTCGTGGAGGTCAACCCCGGCCCGGAAGGAGCCACCGGACCGAGGTCAACTGTTGCGGGCAGGCTAGCCCGTCTTGGCCTTGTGGAACCAGTCAAGCCAGCGCCATGATTCGGGCGTGAAGACCTCCAGGTTCACGACCGGGACCTTCCAGAAGTCCCGGAGGGCTTGGTTGAATGACCGCACGGCGCTCAGGGTCTTCGCCCCGAAGTCGCCATCGTTGGCCAGTCGAGAGTCGAACGTCTCGTTGAGCGTTGACTGCAGGCGCTCCACCCACGGGCCTTCACTGCCAAGCGAAAGGGTTGGGTAGCCGGGCACGTATGCCTGCGGGTCTCGTGGCCACTTCGAGATGAAGTCGACTGCGCTCAGCTTGGCGTACAGGAGCTGCCCGGGGCAGGAAGTGGATCGGACATCTCGATGTCCGAGCGTCTTCTGGATCCCAGGGAACCGGTCTCTGTACTCGGCGATGAGCCAGGCAATGCTGCCCAGCATCTCGTTCGTGGGCTCCACTGCGCCGTACGACCCCATCGCCACGATGGCAGGGTATGCGCTATTCGTAGTGGAGTTTCCGTTAGCCGCAGATCTCACCCCCCACCCTCTCAGCTCGTAGATCACGCCTCGCTGATCTACGGCGAAGTTGTACGCAATGTCGGACCACCCACGGTCCCGCATATGGAATTCCTGGATAGCTCTCAATGCACCGGCAACAGTGGAGAACTCTGCAGTCTCCACGCCACAGCATGAGGTCTCCGTGTGGTGTACCACCACGCCGGTCACAAGACTGGCGTTGAGGGCTGTAGTCGAGTCAGGGGGTCTAGCCCCCCATTCACGACGTGTGATGATTCTTCTGTCCATTCTTGCTCCTTAGTATCCTTGACGTTTCAGTTCCCTGATAACGCCCCTTGCTTCATTGATCTCTCTTTGCTTCTCACCCCACTGCGAACGTTCATTGACGTTTGCAGTACGGAAACCCAAGTACCCGAGCCATGATGCGAGAAGCGTGCGGTCGGGTCTCGGATCGTCCCCACCCCTGTCGTTGCTCAGGCGGTCCATTTGCGCGAGCAGGGGGAGGTTCTCGGTGAGGACGTAGGTGAGTCCGGCGTCAGCATAGTACCAGCCGTCTTCCCGCTTCTCGGTGTTCAAGATTGACCCAACCACCCGGTTGAGCGGCTTGGGCCCAGGGATGCGGCTCTTAGGGTCCCCACGGCTCTGGAGTGGAATGCCCTCAACCGTCGTGTTCGAGGCCCACTCCAGCCCGGCTCGCCAGATCGGTGAGCCTTCAGCGATAGTCAGGGCAACAAGCTTATCCTTGACCTGCTTCTCGTCGGACTGGAGTAGGTCAATCTTGGCGTAGGTCTCGTTGAACGGATCCGGTGAAACGATCCCGATCTGTCCGGCACCCGGTAGTGTGATTGGTGTCGAGATACGTGTGCCCATCTCTGCCCATGCTGGAGTGAATGGGACGTTGTTCCTGTCCTGGGAGTCACGGTATGCACCGTATCTACGTCCATACCAATACGGATGGCGCATAGCGTACGAAACCTGATATGCCATTGAACGTGAACGCCATGTCCAGAACGGGAATATCTCGTTCATCCAGCGGTCGACATGCGTCAGGTCCGAGTAGTCGATGTGCATTCTCAGTGTGGTGAGCAATGCCTGATCGGTGCTCTCATTCTTGAGCAGGCGGTCCAGCATGGTTGAACCACGGAGATGCCCCTCAATAGAGGGGGCAATCAGCTCCCACCCGCCGATGCGCCCGGCCTCGGTCGTGGACTTGTGTCCAACCCGCCACATGCGGTCAAATGAGTTAGCCCACATGCGATCAAACTTCGTACCCACGCCATGAAATAGCGTGGATGCAGTTTCCGCATATGCCCCCACCCGCTTGCCCTCTTCTCGGGCAAGCCTGTATGCCTGCTTGGTTCGATCCCGCAGTGGCAGCGACATGTCGATCTGCCCCTCAATGGTCCCACCAACGCTTCGCATGAGCGAAACGTCAGCAACACCATGAGACCAGACTTCCTTCATTGCAGCACGTACACCCTCGTCGGGGATCTGCCCCCAGAGCTTAGACGCCCCCATTGGTAGCAGGTTCTCCACTTCATCCACCGTTGCGGCAATTGCCATAGGGCTATACTTGTGCCACAGTCGAATCGAAGATACGGAAACCCCACCGCCAAACATCTGTGCGAGTCCGCCGAGGTAGTTGTACGGGGAGAACGATGGCGTCATGGTGGCCGCCGATCTCCATACACCGGACGCCTCGTGCATGAACTTGAAGAGTCCACCCATATCCGACTTGAACCTGAACGTGCCCATTACCTGCTTGGCAACTTCGGACCCAGCCATGTCCTGCGGAAGGAATGCCCCTCCAAACTCATAAAGCTTTGACCCTAGGTCATCCGCAGTCTTGTTGAGCCATAGGTCAAGATCCTTCCAGGCCCCCTTCCCAGACCCCACCTCTTTCATGACTGCCATCATGGAGGACCATGCAAGGCCCGCTTCGCGCTCCACATGCGCCACCGGCACGTCGACACCAAAGCTCGATGCCCGCTGCACCAGGTCAACGATCTTCTGAACACCGGCCACCACGTCCTTCGAGGACTTACCGCTGAGCGTCTCAGCTGCCGCCTGGAGGCCGCTCAGGTGGTCCAGGCTGGCCGCAACCCGAGCATGGGCAGGAGAGTCCATCCGGGCTCTCTGCTCGGCAAACAGGCGGGCCTGGGCGATGTTGGGGTCAAGCTCCACAACCTTGAGAAGGAACGCCGAATGGGCGTCCTCCAGCTGGGCGATACCGGCACCCTTCGTGAGCACGTCGATGAGCTTGGCCACCGTGGCGTCGGGGTTACGTGCCATGAACTGAACCACCACCGGGTCGGAGGTCAGCTTCATTGTGGCGAGTCTCTCGGAAACCGAATCGAGCCTGGTCAACATGTAGTCAATCGCTGTCGTGGCTTCTGCTGCATGAACGGTGTCAGCGAGTAGGGCCTTTGTGGCCCATCGCATTCTGTTTACTGGTCCCGCATTCAAGATCTCTGATGTTGACTTTGCACCTGGGATACCACCAAGAACGTCATCACTAAATGCGGACAACGACTTCGGGTTTCCGATCTCGATGTCAGCCTGTGCAACAATGGTATCCACTGCGTCATCAGCCCATATCAGTAGTCGGTCGAGCAGTGCTGAGGGGTTGCGATGCTTTACCAATCCTGAAACGTTGATCTCCGCATCGGAGAATCCGAGTGCACGAAGTTGTCCCTTGAACCCTTCAGCTGCCCTGAACACGCTAAAGACTTCATCCGCTTCACCAGTAAATTTCGGTGCACCGTCTTTCAGTGGCACGACACGGTGTCGTGCGAGTCCAGTCTTGCCTGGGTTCTTGGGCAGTTTATCCGGCATAAATATGGTCACATCACCTGGGTCTGTGCCATCCCCGAATACGCCCATGTGTCGATGCAGGGCTTCACCCATTTCCCGTGCCGTTTGCAGGCGCTTAACGAACTCGGCACGCACCTCGCCAACGAAGCCGCTTCGAGCTTCCAGTTCGTCGGCAAAGCCAGGTAGGTCCTTGGTGTCAAGTGCGTGGAGCACTGCCTGTGCTTCTTCACTTGTCATGTTGAGGATCTCTGCTGCCCTCCTGTTGAGGACATCCTGTTGCTCAATCAGGAGCTTCTTCTCATCGAGAAGCTCCTTCCTGATTCGTGGAGGGAGAGACTCCTTCAGCCTCTCGTCTATCTTCGTTACCCTTGCAGCGAGTGCTGATGCCTCGATCTCATCTTGAGTGTGGTCGTACAGGGTCTCGGCAATCTGCTTGGGCGAACGTACTCTTGCCTCAGTGATGGCGACCGCATCCGGCGTGTCTGCCACCTTGGCAACTTCATCAAGGAACCGTCTCGTCAGTTCGCCCTCGTGTCGGAACACCTGGCCAGGGAACCACCGATCCCACAGGGATAGGGCCTCGGCCTGACCGATGATGTTGGAGCCAGAACGGACATGCGCTAGCTGCGCTGGACCAAACAGTCGTAGCGCCCTGTCCGCCCTGCTCAAACCCTTGAAAGCCTTATTGACTTCGGCTATCTCAGCTAGACGCCATGGGGCGTCTGGGTTTCTGGAGAGCAGTTCAGCAACCTGATACATATACGCAGAAGCGTATGGCCCCGTTGCCACCTCTTCCACAACGTCAACCCCGTCCTTCCCCTTGAACTTGACCGGGATTCTCTGGGAGTTGTCGGCGAGATGTTGACGTATGGCGGTGATCCCTTCGGACGACCCGAGCAGGGACTCGGGGGAAACACCCCTACGTCGAGCCTCAATGCTAGCCGCCTCCTCGAATGCTGACGCAAACTGGTTCCATGCGGCCTTTACCCCAGGGTCCCTTACGTCTCCACGGAACAGCCCAGCCTTCAACTGCTCGCTATCAACGAGTTTCGAGAGTCTGGCGAGGTAACTGGATTCATGTTTCGTTGCAACGGAGTTGAGTAGCCGTCTTCCTTGTTCGGTGAGAACGGCATTGTAGAAATTGTCGTGAGCTGCCGTGGCGCTCTGCCTGGCCAGCTTCGCTGAAGCCGCCTCATTCAGTCTGCTGGTTGACCCTTTGAACTTGGTGCCAAGCCATAGTAAACCGTCACCTATTAAACCTCCATCATCCATCTTCCTCGTAAGCAAACGCAGTGGGCCAGTCTTGAAGTTTGGTGCATCAATTACCTTGCCCACCGTGCCTGGCAGGCGATACGTGTAGCCACGGGCCAGCCCATACTTAGCTGGATCCGACACCCCGGCAATGCCCTGCCGTCTTGCGGCCATGATGTCCGCCTTCAGCACGGCGTCGTCTACGACGCCAGTGCCCCGCTCAGCGATGACATCGACCAGGGCCTGCCCCGACGGGGCCCTCTCGATCGAGCCTGCTGCCCGCAGGCCTACGGCGGGCCGGTACGAGTGAGAGAACCGGAGATCCGGCTCCAGGGCACGGAGCGAGTCAACCAGCTCACGGCCAGCAGAGCGACGGGCAACGTCGTCAGCTGCCGACTCGAACGCCTGGAATGCCTCCAGGGGTCTGGTCCCACCGCGCGCTGCGGCCTGTTCGGCCACGGACCGAACCGTTCCTCGTGCAGCATCATCCAGGCTTCCACGCACGGCTCCGATAGCCACGTCGCCAGCAATGTCAACCGACTTGCTGCCGCCCCCGGAAAGCCAAGTCAGTGGGTCGAGGGCAACCTCTCCAACGATGCCAGTGGTGTAGCCCCCTGGATCACCGAGGACGTTCTGGGCCGTGTTGACGAGCTGACCCAGGAGGTCGTTGCCGTACCCTGGTCCAGCTTCTGGGGTTGAGTCGAACTGCACCCCAAGCGGACCCATCGGGACCGTGTTCACCGCACGTCGCAGCAGGTCTCCAGCGCCGTCGGGTGCCTCATCTACGGCGAGGCGGGGGCGATCCCTAACGTAGTCCCCGATGCCATATCTCTTTATGTCATCATCTCCGAAACCGAGTTGATCGAAGAAGTCTTTAAATGATGCACCATCATTCTTCGCTGGGTCCGTAAGACCGATGAGGTCTCCGCCCTCTTTCCCGGCAGACGCCAGTGCTGATGGGACCACAGAGATGGCATTAAGTATGTCCATCACTGGACCCATCACTGGGCCACGTTTGTCAACACCGGCCAGATCAGCATTGATCTGGTCTAGTGCCTTATATGCATCCTGCTTCTTGTCGTCAGGTATGGACTTATCTGCGATGACGGCATTTAGTTGTGCCCTCATCTTCTGAAGGTCCTTATCGGCCTTCGGCATGTCGTAATCCTTAGCCTTGCCAGGACTAACTGGAGGCTTTGGCGTTAGCCCAGCCCCCATACCCCCAGACGACCCAGAGGTTCCAAGAATGGTGTCGAGATCATCAGGAGATAGCGGACTCGATGTGGGTGTATCTGGCATATCATCCCTCGAAGCTTGAACCGTAGTTCACGGTTCTGACCAGTTCGCCTATGACTTTGTCTGGGTCTTCGCCCCGTGGTACGAGCACGGTCTCGACAAAGTTCTCCCATTCGGTTGAGCCCTTCAGTACCGTGCCGTAGTTGATCGGCATGCCCTCACCACCGACCACAGCCCTGATCCCATCCTCTACGAACTTGGCATACTCGTCGCCGTAGCTGGCCTGTGCGCCAGACACGGCAACCTTGACTCGTTTCGTTGCTTCGGCCTTGGATGCAAGTTCCACAGCCCGCTCATCGGCAGTCTTGAGGGCCTCCTTCTTCCGATCTTCCTCGACTCCGAGATCGTACTTCTGGATTTCAAGATCCAGCCTCTCGCCTAGTCTTTCAACATCGGCGTCATATGCGTCAACTCTTGCAGCGGCTTCGTCCGCGAGAGCAAGAGAGGCCCCACTGGCCAACTGAGCCAGGTAAGCATCGTAGTTCTCACGCCCACTACCCTCTGGGCCAAGGGCACCCTTGGCCAGTGTTTCTAGTGATGGTCCAGCTACAATTCCACCCGACCCAGCAATGGTCCCAGGGTTCGTGTACTGCTGGTTGCTGCCCAGCCCGGGTAGAAGCTCTGTCGGTATCGCCACCTTGGGTTGAAGCCCCAACCACGGAACCGCACCTCTAGCCGCAGTCGACAATGCGTCCTTTCGGTTTGCCTCCTCCGTTCCAGCCCTAATCACTGCCTGACGAAGATCATCAGTCGGACCCACCGGTCTGCCCTCTGCGGCCAGTTCCTCTAGGGCTTTATATAGTGCATTCACTTTCGGGCTTGCGGCGCGCAGCTCCTCCTCGGTCATCTCCCCCGAGGTGCCCGGCACGCCAGGAATCAGGCCACCCGCCACGGCTCTGGCCAACTCCCCGATGATCGTCGGTGCGACTGGGGCCGGTGGCCCCAGGGGCTCGGGAGCCGGAACGATCGGGATCGTGGCTCCGGGAATCGGGATCGAGCTTGGCGTCCCCGCAACAACCGGGACGGTTGCAGCTGGGCCCGCTGAAGCTGGCCTCGTCGTGGGTGGGGGGACCGTGGCAACTGGCGCTCCGGCTGGCACGCTCGTGCCAACGAGCACGGGGGGCATGGGGAACAGGGGTTCCGTTGTAGGCGGCACTGTCGTTGCTGCGGGTGCCCCGGGGACGGTTGTGGTAGGTCCACCTAACACAGAAGGGGCGAACCCTGTCGGCTCCTCCCCTGGTGGAGGTGTGGTCACCGGGCTTGGTTGAATGATCCTGTAAATTGGCATTACGCGAACCTCGGTATAGCGGGCAATGGGCCCACATAGTCTTCATTGTATGTGATGTGAACGTGGTCGTAGTGATATGGGGATTTCCATATCGCATTCTTGAAGGGCTTGCCAGCGCCGGAGTTTGCCCTAACCCAAGAAGCCAGTCGGTCACCTATGACTGACTCCCTGCTGTCGTTGGCATTGAGCCCGATGTCCAGGGCGAGACCGTCATAATGATATGAGGTCTTGGCCCCTCCGGCTGGACGTACATTTACATCCCTCCATTGGCCTGCTGCCTGGCCAGGTTTACCCACAGCTGCCATGATCTGCTTCCCCTGCGCCCCGATCATGCCCGTGAGGTTCGGGTTTGCGGCAACGTGGTACCCCGGACCCTTGCGGTCCGGCGCTTCCGCCGTGGAGATCCCGCCAGAAGCTAAGCCCACCTGGCTCAGTCCAGTCTGGAAACTGCGGCCCAGCGTCGTTGGGGCCGCCCGTATCGGCGTGATGTCAGCAACGAGATCAGCCCGAGCTGGAGCCGCAGGTGTTGCCTCCGTTGAGGATGGTGGCGTTAGCTGGTTGATCGGCTTTGGCCGGTCGAGCCCCTGCTCCCCGGAGCGTTGTGCCGTTGCGGGCCTGAACGCATCCGAGATGTCCGGTATGAAGTCCCACTCCAGTCCCATATCAGCCAACCGCCCGGGCCGCCGCTATGGCCCTTGACATGTACTTGTTGTTCCGCCCTTTAGTGAAGGTAACCCAGTCCCTCCACCCACGCTTAGACCAGATGTCGTAAGCCATTCTGGCTGAATCGTATGGGTTGAATGGGTCACCGAATGAGCCGTCCAACCATTCCCTGTTCCAGTAATCATTGATCTGGAACAGTCCAAGGTCGGAGGATTTGGCATTGTCCGAGTTATTGTAGACCGTTGCCGGGTTCCCGTCCGACTCTGCCAATGCAACGGATACGGCAGTGATCAAGTCCTGTCCTTTAAACCCAGCAGAACGTGCAGCATTTGCTATCTCGATATCCGACAGTACGCCCCCACCGCCAGAACCACCGGACACCTGTCCCTGCGCAGACGAATAGGACAGCGGGAGCTGTAATGCGCCCGCTGCCCTCGATATGGCCGCAGCGTCAGACTGGAAGTTACTTCCAGCGGAAGATCCGCCACCCGAGAACGCGTCAATCACGTCAATGGGGCCGGTCAACTGAACCGGAGTCCTTGCGCTGGCATCACTGCGTCTTGCCCTGGGCAGATCCTCAGGCCTAATCGACAGTGGCATGTCTCACCTCATGTACTCGGGCGGAAGTTCATTCGGGGGTGGGGTAGTGATGATCCGTTGTTGGTAGGCATCAATAAGGTCACCCTTCTTAATAGCTGCCTCAAGCCCATCAAGGAGACCACCCTCTTCGCTGTCTGCTGGCTTGCGCTTGCGCTTGCGTCGTCGCGGCTTTGAGCCGCCCGGCATATCGCTGGTGTCAAGCTTCCTATCGCCGAACATCCCGGTTAGCTCAGCGCCAATTTCCGCACCTTCGAGTTTCACTGAATTCAGTGGTGGGATGTCGGCAATAAGGCTATCGAACATATCTCCCATTGTAGGCTCCTTAGACCTTCAGCATCTGCTCTAGCAGTAGCTGTCGTTGGGTTGGTGTAGTTACCAGCTCTCCGAGTACGTTGAGCTGATCTTGCTGTCGGTTGACCCTTGATGCCTCCTGCTGCTGGGCCAGCGTACTTTGGGCATATGAGTACCCATTGTCGACCAGTGCCCTGTTCAGGTCATAATCCAGGCCAGCCTCCCTGGTGAGCCTGGCGAATTGCCCGGGCCCGTAGCCCGCAGTTGCGGCCGTGCGTGCCAAGGGTCTCTGTGTCCGTCGGAATTGCTCAGCATCTTGAAGCGAACCAGTGAGGTAGTCCGTTGCATTCTTCTCACCTGTCAACTTCTGCAGGTTGTCGTTCATCCCCGCTATCTCACCAATGGCCTGCACCTGCGCAGTCGCCTGTTCAAGTAACGCTGAATTCAGGTCTGTGCCTGTAGCGGAAGGTGGCACCAGTGTTGCCCTATACACCTTCGTTGGGTCATCGGTGTAGTCGAACAGCCCACCGTCCGGATCTTTCTCAAGGTAGTCGACAGGAAGGGTCCACTTCTTGTACCCAAGTTCCTTGAGTACAGCCTCTTCGGCCGGGTCATTCGGAACATGAAACAGGCCCTCCGAATCTAGATAGCCATCAAGTTCTGTTGGTTCATCAGGCACGAGGCACCTCAGTCTCGGTAGGCGTACCAGTGAAACGACACCGTAGCGCCAGCGGCCAGGACGGCCGGGGTCTGTATGTTCGTCAACTCGACCACAAACGATCCGGCGTTGACGGCCGATACCCGGGGATGATAGTGCCCCGAGGTCATGGTCACAACGACAGCATCGGGGGTCGAGGCAAACCCAGACAGCGGGACCGTGATCAGCCCCGACCCATTGGTGACCCCTGAGTGCTCGCCTCCCGCCACCTCGGCGCTTCCGGTACCGGAGGCCCGCTTGACCGCTCCAGCGAACGGCGTGGGCCCATCCAGCAGGGCACGCAGGTCGCTCCAGCGAACGGCGTGCTCATCTCCAGTACAGCCCGAGTCCGGAAGGGTTAGGCATCCCAGCATCGGAACCGAACCATCATCCAGCACGGCACCTGGCGGTGTGCTGGGTGCGGGGGGGTTGACCTGGAGATCCTGGATCATCGCGAGCAGTGCGGAGAAGTTCTCGTTTAACTTGTCCGCCTCAATGCAGTCTCCTGCGGCAAGAACATGAATATCGTCTGGCATTTCAGCACCCCTTTACGGATAGCGGTTTGTAGTACATCGTTATCTGGCCGATGCACCACGGTGCATCAGACCGGTTGTCCTCGAACCTAAACTGAACGGCTCTACCTTTGTTAAGCTTGCCTAACGACACGCTGTCTGTCGTGTCGGTTCTCGGTCCGTAAAACGGTCCACCATCGCAGTCTAGCGGAGTTTCCTCCATCGTTTCCGGGTCACACACGACCACCACTTCTTTCGCATACGTGACGTTATCGCAATCATCAAACTCTGGACACTGATCGACAACTGGAATCCCGTCGTTCTCCACAACCCTTGTGTCGTCCCCGATCGACTGATCCCAGTCGTAGGTAGGGGTGACACACAGCCCGGCAACACCAGCCGAGGTAAGCGTCACCTCTGCGGAGTTGAAGTTCTTTGGGATGTACGGCAATGCGTGGTCAAACCACTTTGTCGAGAACGAAGGCTTGATCCTCTGCTTCCTGGTGCCAAAGTCGTCATACATCTCATGCGCGTCATCCACGAACACGAGGGCGTTCTCGGATGCGACGTAACCAATGAGCCCACCAGCGTTCTTCGAGTTGTCCGATGCTGGACAATAGTCCAGAAACATATCGAACCCGATGCAATACTCGACCCAACCCTTGACATCGAAGTCGTAGACAAAGGTGTGCGTGTTGTGCTCCTTGGAGTCAAGCGGTAGTGACACGTACAACTTTCTGCCATGCGAAGCCATGGCTGTCAGCTTCATGTTCTTGATCCGCTTATCTTCGATCAGGCCAAACAGTTGGTCAAACATCTGAGTGGTGGTACCATCTGACTCCACCATGATCACGCCTCTGCGCTGATCAAACATGAAGGCAGTGCCAAGCTCACAGGCAACTGCCTGTGGTCCAACAATGCCGGCGTCGTCTAGGACATCGGTATAGAAGAACTCAGCTACAGACGCATTGTCGTTTGCTCGGACCGCATGGACCGAGTGTGACTTGATCACCAGGAGGTTCTGCCCGCATGGCAGCAACCTAACTATCTCATCCGATGGAGCCCCATTAGTGAACGAGAACCGGGCCATCTCGGAGAAGTCCTCCTGGCCCTTTATCTCGCCGTCGGGGTATTCAATAACTGGGCTCGACCAGTACACGGCCCGTGGATCAACCTCGTTTATCTTTGGGCCAGCCACGAATACCGTATTCAGGAAGTTGGCCGTCTGACACCCAGCCAGTACTCCCATGTTGTTGACGTTCTGCTCATCACCCAATGGGTGGATGGTCGTTGTGGTCACATCCACTGCCGAGCCAACCCCGTCCCATTTCCACACCTTGTTCCCGTTCGACATGTAGAAGTAGTCGTTCACCTGCCAGCCAACATAGCAACAACGTCCGTTCTCATTCTTTGGCAGTGGGCTGGCTACTACCGGCCCTGGCCCATTCTTGACGTGCCATACCTTCCCGTCGTCATCTTGCATGATGACGTACGAGTCCCCAGCCTTGGACTCGAACTGCATCATCGAGCAGATGGAGGACGGGATACCCTTGGACGCAAACGGGGTTACCGTGCGTCGAGAACAAATGCCTCCGTTGCGATCCACGTAAACGTCGATCGCTTCGAACAGTTCACCATCCTCAAGGTTGTATGGTGCTGCGGACGGGTTGATCCCGATGAAGTCCCTATAGGTGATAGGTGTCAGCGCCTGGAACTGCTGCTTTTGTTGTTTAGCCACAGCAACACTCCCCACAGCAATCGCATTCCGGTTCCTCTGGCGGTGGGCAATACACGGCCTCAGGGCCACACTTGCCCTTGCGGCGTGAGTTCGAGTTCATGACTAGCGGACCAGCAGCATTCCTGGATACAAGGTTTAGGTGTGCCTTCAGCTGTCCGTCGGCGTTTTGCCGAGCTACAGCCGCCTGCCCTGGATCCTCGCAGTACATGTACGCCTGAGCCGCAACCAGCCAGAACAGCGCCTGCTTGAGCTGCGTCGGGAGGTTCACCACCTCCGACACGTACGTGGTCTTGTTGTCGGTTTCGATGATGGTGTAGAACTCATCTTGGAGTTTCCTCACACCACACAGGGTTATGGTGGCTGGAACGTAGTCATCTGGAATTGTATCAGGATCTGCAACTGGAGCTATGCGCAGCGTCTCGCCGTACAGGGCCCACGCCTGCTTGTGCGCATACTCATCATTCAGTAGCTTCGCCCTGCCGATGCAGATTGTCTTACCGTTGTACAGCACCTCCTGTATCGACACCAGGTCTGGGGCCATTGCTGCCAGGTCGTACTCTGTCTGTCCCGGGATCTCTGTGATTGTCCACGTCCTGGAGAACAGTGCCTTATCCCTGGATGCCGCACTAGCTATCTCCCCCATGCTCATTTCAGCCCAAAGACAAAATAGGTCGATGCCCACCTTCGAGCCGGTCTGCAGCTCGACACCCTGTCTGATCTTTTCGAATGTGTTCAGTGCTCCTGCCATGATTCCTCCTCATAGCCAAATGGGCCAGGACACCATTACGGTGCCCTGACCCATTGAATCGGGCTTAACTGCTGCAGATCAGGCCGCAGCTGCACCGATCTCGTCGGCGTTGCACACCTCAACCGGGAAGCACTCATCCCCGATCTCGACGTTACACAGCACCCCAAGCTTGTCCCGGCAATCCGTGGTCAACTGACCTGCGCCGGTGATCAACTGGTACCGAGCACGTTGGTTGTAGGGGCCGTTCCATGGATGCTGCTTGAACCACTCCTGGGAATGTGGACGCAACTGTAGGTGTGCCGAGTTCAGCAGATAGATGGTCCCCTCGGGGATCATCCGATCGTACATCCACTCAACCTCATCGACATACAGCTTGGCGAAGCCCTGTCTGGAGACATTGCCATCTCCAGTGATAAGGCGACGCTTCTCCAGCTGGTTCTTGTAGGCACGCCAAGTCTTCTCATCCGAGAGGATCAGGTCCGGCCCAAACATTCCGTTGTCGGAAAGGCAGGAAATGGCTTCAGAGATCTCCTCGTAGCCAATTACCCCGAGACCATTGCCTGGGTTCGGGTCACCGTCCTCGCCGTCTCTGTCGGAGAAGTCCCAAACGAGGCTTCTCCAGAACTCACATCCAGGCTTGGTGGGGTCAATACCACCAAACGGAAGCGTATCTGAGACCACCAGTGGTAGTCCAGCAAAGCACTGCCTGCCGTCACTGCCCCATCTCACGTAGTCCTTTCGCTTTCCACCTTCGGCGTCAAAGCCTCTGGCATACACCTCGGCACCAGAGTTGGTGCCATCCGAAAGGAGGAACATGGCGTTGAGTGCCCGTGCGGTGGATCGCTCGGTCTGCTTGATCTTCGTCTGGATCAAGCTCAACATCGCCGCAGCTCCGTTGTTCTGCAACTCCTCCAGAGAGCAGAGGGAGAGTCCAGTTGCCCACTGGCACCACTCAAACTCAGCTGCCGTCACGCCGTCGAACGGCTTGATGTTGATGTTGTCGTACCCGGTGAAGGTGGTGAAGTTGTCGTTCCCACCGACCATCAACGGTTGGATGATCTTCAAGCCACCATCAAACGGCTTGATCACGCCTTTGCGCTTCATCCAGTCCATGAACGGGCTGGAACTGAACACACAGTCAACCATTGTGGGCATGTAGTTGTTTGCGGTATGCGTGGTAATCGCATCCCACTTCGTTGCATTTGCCATTGGGGTTTCCTTCCTAGGCTTCGCTTAGCACTGTTGCTGTGGCCTCTTTCAATGCCTGTTCGATAGACATTGTTGCTGGCCCCGAACTTCCACCATTCCCCATCAGCACGTCAATTGTTCCCACCGTTGCGTCGCCAGTTGACATGCCGCTGAGAAGGGCGGAGATGTCTGGTGGTGCCGCAGGGGGAGCGTTCAACGCTTGCTGACCCCGAACCGCCAGGTAGGCGGTTTCTGGGTTGACGCCATTGTCGGCCGCATACTTCAGGACCTGCGGCTTCAGTTCAGCGAAGTCGCTGTACCGGCCTGCTAGTTCCCCGAGAGTCCCGTTCAAGCTCGTGTCAGCCCTCATCTGTTCCATGAGTCCGACCAGCTGAGCTATCTGCCCCTTAAGGAGCCCGATTTCGGCGTCGCCGCTATTTCCAGGTGGGGTTCCCGTCCTCTGCTGGCCATTGTCCCAGTCGTCATCAGCGTCCTGGGTGGCCCCCTGGGTTGCGGGTAGCAAGCCCTTGGTCCCGAGGTGTTCGGCGAGCAGCTTGGTGGCTTCTGCTGGATCCTCGTTCCCAAAGGTTCGCTTGGCGATGTCCACGATAACCCCTACGGGATCCTGCGTCAACCTACCCTTGAAAGTTTCGATCGCAGCGACCTGAGCCTCCATGGCTTTCCGTTGCTCGGCCAGGTCCATCGTCTTCTTGGTGTAGTCCTGCTGGCGCAGGGACCCATCCATGACCTCGGAAAGTGGGACCTCTTTCACCTCCCCATCAACCACCATGGTCACGGTATACGTGGACACGTCTGCTGTGCTGATATTTGGCATTTCTTATCTCCTTATATCCCGGTGGGCAAGGCTTGCCCACCACCAGGGTATCCACCCTGAATTGCCTGACCGCCGGTATTCGGCACCGGTACGCCTGGCATACCCGAAACACCTGGCATGTCCACTGGTTTCGGGGACTCGTCAGGAGGACCAGCCACAAACCTGGCAGTTTCATCTGGCTCCTGAATGAACTTGCTCGGGTCAACGATCGAGAACCCGATACTCAGGACATACTCAAGGAACTGTCCAGGGTCAACGACACCAGCCTGCATGAATGGGGCAACAACGGTCATCAACGCCTGGGCAAGCTCGCGTCTTCCGGCCTCGCTTGTGGGCTGGGAGGAGCCAACCTCCACCTTGAAGTCGTATGAGCCACGGAGCTGATTGCGCGAGTAACGCAATCCTTTCCGTCCCCTAATTACGATCTCCCTTTCAATCGTCATGTACCGCTGCATCAGATCTATTGCGTTGCTGGACGCATCCTTGATCATTCCTTCAACGGTGGCCATCAGCTTCGAGCTTCTTGCCGACATCGTGCCTGCGATGATTGCTGCCTCTGTCGCCGTCGAAGCCAGCGAGGAGCCACCCCTCTGGTAGTCGGCAACACCAGAGACCATAAACAGCAAGCTCTTTACGGTCTCCTGGTAGTACCGCTTGTCGGGGTCCACTCTCGTGCTTTGCAGCACGGAGACGGCTTGATCAAGTGGTCCTTCGTAGTCCTCTGGGAGTCGAACAACCGTCCCCGGTTCACCGGAACGCAGATCCTCCCGCATCTCCTCGGTGACCACCGAGTTTCGTGTCAAGTACTTGACCGAAGCCGCACGCATCTCCAGGTCTATCTGTTCCATGGTGGCGTTGAACAGGCGAGCAGTGGACTCGATGATCTCCCCGACACCGATGCCCAGGGGTTCGTCCGAAATGAAACAATTGCGGAATATGTACGGATGCCCAAACCCCGCTTTGACGTCGGTCGGAGACATCAGCCATGAAGGGGAGCCGGTGTCCGATGATGTGGATGCAAGCGACAGAAAACATACCGTCCCCTCTTCAAGGTCATAGAATTCCCACACCTCAACAAGTTCGTCATGGCTATTGATGGTGAAGCCATCAAGTTCGCCAGTAAGAACACTGATCGTGTCGTGTCGCACCTCATCGCTAACCGCAGGTAGACCTTCCGCTTTCTTCTTCCATCTGGCAATTGCCCGGTGCCGGGGCATGATGATGCGCTGGGCGCACCACGAGCTGTCCTCAAATGCAGCTAGACGAAAGTCGAACACGAAGTCCATCGGGTCAACACGAGCAAGCGTGGGGGTGTCCGTAACCACGATTGCGTCGTACGACGAGAGCATGTTCCTCGCCTCGTTCTCGGTTACCCTCACGCCACCCTTTGGGGGGCGATTGCTTCCGAGTCTCCTCGCTTCTTTGTACACCTGTTCAAATACGAGGTCGAACGGTTTGTTCCCATCGCCATCCTCGTAGTCGGGTTTCGGGAGCCCGTCATCAATCATCTTCCGTGACGGTGTGGCAAGACGGAAATCGTACCCGGATCTCAGTACCCCGTTCCCGATAAGGATGAGGTCGATAACCATCCGGCGTAGCTCTTCCACCCACTCCTGCTCGTCCCATACGCGATTGACAGCGTGCTCGGCAAGGCGGGCATTGCCAATGCTTTCCACGTCTCTTGGCAACACCGTTGTGTACGGTGGCCTTGTCGAGGTTGACGCCACGATCGTATCAATCGTGGAGAACATGAATGGCACGTTCACGATGTCTGGGTCGAGCTTGCAGTTGCTGGGATCTGTGCCCAGGGTTTCTCTGTTCGCATACTGGTCTCGAAGTCGTTTCCACAGCGCGTCGAAACCCTTCTGCTCCCGTAGTTTCACGGCGTTTCTGATTCGGCTGGAGTACAGCTCCAGCCTTTCCTCGTTGTTCATCCGTATCTCCTTGATCCGGCTCGACTCCTGCGCTCACCCCAGCTGGAGCCCGAGCCACGGCCCTCTAGTCTCGACCTGTCTCCGATGAGGTCCCGGTACCTTAGCCCGCCTGGCTCGTCCTGCTCAACGGGTACAGCCGGAATCGAGGCGTGTGGGACCATCTGCACCGCTATCGAGAGGGCGTCGATTAGGTCGTCATGCGGCTTGCCCTCGAACTTCACCGTCCCGCCAGGGGTTACCTTACGCATGAAGGACGTTGCCTGAGTTACTGTCCGCTGATCGTAAATTGTCAGGGTCCCAAGCTCTTTGCTCAGGTCATCAACCATTTTCGGCTTGGTGGCCTGTGTGGTCGACCACCCGTACTTCTTGTGTGCCTTCTCCCCATACCTCATCTTGGCCATGGGGTTTGGCGTGAAAAGCTTCTTGTAACCAAACGCCCATACGTCCGATATTACGGTGGCCCCATGATTGTTCTTCTCGATCGCAATGAGCGGATTGTTGTACCATTTTGCTATGGCTACAACAACTGACGCCAGATCCTCTGCCGCCACCCTAGACTCATATACCGCGACAACCTCTAGCGTCTCAACGTCGATTACCTGTATGGCCTGGTAGTCGCCGTTCTCCGTTCCAAGGGCAACGTCGACCCCCATTACGTAGGTGTGATACCTATTCTTGTCGAAGTCGAAGTAGGGTTTCTTGTACACCCTCAGCAGGGCGTCGTCATCGACGCTCGGCATTGGCTTGCCAAGACCCGGCTGGGAGCCGATGATTGCGTAGGTGTCGTACTCTCGTATTGTGCTTTCATCAATCCGATGCACTGCCAGCGCAAGGTTACCTGAACGGAGGAAGCATTCCTCGTCATCAGATGGATACTCCTGTTGTCGTATCCACTCGACTTCATTTCTGCACTTATTCTCGAACCACGCCTGGTCTCTACCGGGGTGAACGTTCCACGGGAGGAACTTGGATACGAACTCGTTCTCTCCAGCCTTCGCACCAACGTACATTGTGTGGAACATGTTCCCACGGCCGTTGGCCGTGGAGAACATGACGACCCGCCCTCGCTCTTCTGCTGCCGGTTCGATGGAAGCCCAGGCCCCCTCCGGGTCCTCGAAGAATGCAAACTCGTCAACGATGATGAGGTCCGCTGCGTCACCTCTAGCCGCATTGTCCTTCGAGGCTTCCGCGTAGATCACTGAACCGTTTGAGAATCTAATCTCGGTCTTGGCCCCGCGACCCTCAAGCTTTACCTCCGCCCTCATCCAGGCCGGGAGATTCTTGTACGCTTTAACTGCAATGGCCAGGTTCTTGATTGCGTACTTCTGCGTTCTTGAGAATATGATCACGACCGAATCCGGTCTGAACATTGCCACCCACAGTGCGTACAGTGATGCGATGGTGGTCCATCCAAGCTGTCTAGCCTTAAGCACAATGACCCTACGGTTATTGTGCATTGTTTCGACGGACTCTCTCTGATAGTCCCGCAACCTAAATTTGCCCTCCGACGGCCGCAGCGTTATGAGTGTATCCATGAAAAGGCAGGGGTCCACGCGAAACCTTCGCATGGACTCCTGCCTGGTGGCTTCCTGTACGGATGCTTCATGGGTGGTTACCACCACCACCTACGCTTTCCATCCAGAGTCTTTTCGATTCTGGTAACTCTCTGATTCAACTCGGCAATACCGTGGCTTGACGCCTTGATGTGATCCTGCATGGAGTCCTCCAGCCTCTCAATTCTAGAAGTCTGCATGTCAATCTTCACGTCAAGTGTACCACCTTGCTTGGTGTCTTGGGTCCCCTTATAGGCAAACCACCCGACGACCACGGTTGCGCAAAGCGTGAGGATTCCGCTTATCGCTGCAATCATAAGGTCCACTGAGCCCGCCCCAGTTGCAGCGAGCATGGTTAGGTGCCTCGTTTCGGGAATGGGTCGTTGGGGTACTTCTGTCGGTAAATGGCCTCGATCAGGGCACCGGCTGCAATCGTTGCCTCCGGTCCAACCGTCACCGGACCGATTTCGGAGACGAGATACGAAACGGTGAAGATGATCATGATGCGCAAGAAACGGATCAAGAATCCCCTATACTTGTCCCACAGAATCGCCATGCGACCCCTAAAGATTTCAACCATACAAAAGCCCTTTCAGTTCATCCACCGTCAGCTTGCCCTTGTTGATGGAAGATGCGACACTTTCGAGCATCTTGTCGAGCTGGGCTTCAGCTTCAGCTGAAGCCTCCTCGAACTGGTCAATCTTGACCGCTCTGGTTTCCTTCAGGATCTCGTCAAACTCCTCCTCGGTGATTTCCTCGAAGCCGTTGTCCGGTCCGAAGCCAGGGGGCAGCTTTGAGGCCGTCTTAAAGCCAACGGCTCTACCATTCTTATGCTTGCCGTAAACTGGCATTACGCCACCTCTCCGGTTACCCCGAAAGCTCGGGCATTCAATGATGTCGGGTAGAACTGCTGAATCGCAGGATTGTCTACAACGGTAACGCCAACCCTGAACGTTACCGACCCGCCTGGTGGCAGGTCGTGTTGAGCGGCAAAGGTGATCGACTCACCCTCGGTGTAGTTGGCGGTAGCTGGCCCGTTGGTTTGCTGCCCCCATACGGGGGTCTCGTTTCCGTTCACCGTCCAGTATGGCTGAATGAAGCCACGCCCTCCGGTCGTCGTGTAGACGCCAACCTGAACCTCAGCAATGAACAGAACACACATCACCCTCTCGCTGGAGGGGTTCGTCAGTGTGGCCACTGGTGTTTCCACCAGTTCACCTGGCTGATGGGAGCCGGTGTCGAGCAGGTCTGTAGCCATCTGTACGCAATAGCTTTCCGGTGGCATTGGCACCGTCCACTCACCGGTAGCTGGGTTGAACGCGCTACCCGTAATACCGATGATCTGGTTTCCATCAGGCCCGAACGGGTAGTTCTGTCCTGATGGGGTGACGATGCCCTGTTGCTGCCACACCCCGGTTGCCGGATTGTACTCAGCTGGAGCACCATCCGACCTCGACAGCCCAATGAGCTGGTCTGGATCGTTACCCCCAGATTCTGGGTACAGTGGTTCACCTGGTTTGTTGGCTACACGTACCCTTGGAATGACGGGGTGCCCGTTGCCATCCGTCGGAACGTCAGTTCCGTTGGCATACTTTGGACAACGTGA